GTGAAAGATTAGGTGGAGCAATTAGGCAAGGTGTTTTATCAGGTGAAACGAATGTGCAGATTGCAAGGCGATTAATGGGGCGTTTGAATTTTAATGAATATGCAAAGGAGGGGACAAGAGCTTTTGCTTTAGCAGGAAACCAACCATTAAAGCTTGCAAACAATCAAATCAAAACGATTGTTAGAACATCAATTAATCAAGTTAGTAATGCAGCTAGTCAAAGTGTTTATGCTGCGAATAAGGATGTTGCTCCAGAGTATGAATATGTGGCAACGCTTGATAGTAGAACAAGTTCAATCTGTCAGAGATTAGACGGGCAAAAATTTGGATATGACAAGGGGCCAACACCTCCACAGCATTTTAATTGCAGGTCTACAACTGTTCCTGTTGTTGATTATGAGGGGTTAGGTTTAACACCTCCACCTGAGACCAAGATCACAACAAGACCAAGTGAAACTGGCCGAGTCCCTCAGAAAGTTTCTTATGGTGATTGGTTGTATGAGCAAAGAGCAAGGGGAGCGAATGACAAGTTATTGAAATATGAGCCAGGTGAATTGCAGATAAAAACTTTAGGATTTGAAAAGGCAAAATATTTTAATCGTTTAGCTGCAAAGAGTAATGGTAAGGATGCTTTAAGGCAGGTTATTAGAAGCGATGGAACAGAACTGACGCTGGAACAATTGAAGAAAAAGTATGGTAAACCTAGTGATATAAAAGCAGCTAAGAAGGTAACACCAAAAGTAAAGACATTAACAAACACTCAACCTACAACAGAAACATGGCAGCCCACTTCTGATTTTAAAGAAGGAATTAAGCGAGGTGAATCTATGACTAAAGGTAGATTTGAAAAAACTAAAGGTTTATCAACAAAATATAAAAAAGCTTTTAATGACTATGAAGAAGCTTCTGAAAAATATTTTACTTATTCATATAGTGATGCAAAAAAAGAAGCAGCAAAACTTCTTGGCTCGGTTCCTCCTCAAGATGAAATGATAAAACTTTATAGAGATAGAAGAATTGAATTAAAACAATCTTGGATTAAAAGCAAAGCAACACTTACAAAATTAGAAGTAGAAGGAGCAAAAGAAATGGCAATTCTAAGAAAAGAAACTTTAAAAACTACGATTACAGATCAACAAATCAAGGAAAGGTTAGATAGTATTCCATTCACTAATCAAAAGAAGGCAGATAGATTAAAAGTCAGATCTGAAGTTGAAGAGTTTTCAAAAATGTTTAATGGTGGTGGCGTTACAGTTAAATCTGACGGTGCTTCCGATGGTCAGATAACAAAGGTAAAACTTGGAACAAGTAGAGCTAATAACAACTGGAAGGGTGAAATTTTAGTACCTTTTGCTGATCCTAAAAACAGTTATATGGAATTACTTTCTAAGCAAACGGTATTCCATGAAATTGGTCACTCCTTGGAAACTTCAAGAAAAGCCAATTTAAGCATGGCTGTTAACTGGAGAACTTCAAGAGCTTCAAGTCCATACAGGACTAAATCACCCAAACTTGTAAAGAAAGCATGGACTTTACAAGAATCAGTTATCCCTGATGAATTTATAACTCCCTATGTTGGCAGACCATATTACACAAATAAAGGCTTAGATAGTGCAACAGAAGTGATAAGTGTAGGGGTTGAACATTTCGCCTCACCTGAGTTAATGTTTAGGTTGTATAGTGTTGATCCAGATCATTTTCACATGATTTTATCCTTAACAAGGAATGTTTATTGATGGGATTAAGAATTGAAGTAAAACTTGGGAATGAGATTGCCTTTGCATCAATGGCAAAGTCTCCAGATATTATCCAATGGAGTGGCAATGAAGATTTAATTGATGATGCAGAATTTTCTATGAATATGAGTTATGGAGCCGCAGGACATAATTTTATTTCAGGAAGTGAAACAACAGCTTTAGACGTTGCGACAGCTTTAGTTCATAGATATGGACAAGATAATATTAATGTTTTAGAGGGAGTTGACATTTTAGAGAAGGAAGAAAAGGAACTTGCTAAAATCGAAGAAACAGGGAAGACATAAAGTTATGTATGGCAAAAAGACACCAAAAAAGGCTATAAAGAAGAAGAAAACTTATAAAAAGTAATCATGGCAAAATCTTTGCTTGAAAGATTGTCGGAAGCAAAAGGCAAACCAGCCAAAAAAACAAATGAAAAGAAAGGTAAGAAAGAATGAAAAAAGGTGCAAGGGTTAGCTGGATTTATCAAGGCGTTCGTACTTATGGAAAAGTTACGGGTGTCGCTGGTAAAAGAGCTTCTATTAAGACTGCATCTGGAGGAACAGTCACCAGAGTTGGAACTGATAAAGATCCTGTAATTAGAATCAAATCAGAATCAACAGGTAATGCTGTATTAAAAAAACAATCACAACTTAGGGCTGCATCTAAAAAGAAATGAGCATAAAAAAAGGCGGTCATACTTTTGAGCGTGTTGATAAACCGATTAGAACACCGAGCCACAAAAGCGGAAAGTCTCATGCTGTTGTAATTAAAAAAGGTGATGGATATAAATTAATTCGTTTTGGTATGCAGGGAGCAAAGACAAAACCACCAAGAAAAGGAGAGTCAGAAGCAGATAAGGCAAAGCGAAAAAGTTTTAAAGCAAGACACGCCAAAAACATTGCAAAGGGAAAAACCAGCGCAGCTTATTGGGCTGATAAGACTAAATGGTGAAAAATAAGTATTATTATTGAAACCCCACTTTAAATTTTATGTCTGAAGAATTACAGCGACCAAATTCACCTAATCCTGAAGCTGAAGCGTTAAAGGCAGAAAATGAGGCGTTAAGAAAGCACAACGATAAACTTTTGTCTGATTACAAGACAGCAAGAGAAACAGCAAAGGCAGTTCCTCAAGGTGTTGATGTAAACGAACTAATTGCTTTTAAGCAGAGAAAAGAACAGGAAGAATTGGAAGCAAAAGGTCAATATGAAGAGGCAAGAGAAAAACTAGCAAGTCAGTATAGACAAGCGGAGGAAGAAAAGAACAAAGAGATTGAAGCTTTAAGGGTTGAAAAAAGAAAGTTAGAAATTGAAGCACCTGCTGTAACTGCTTTAGCTGATGTTGTCCATGATCCTCAATATGTATTAAGCCGTTTAAATAAAGATCAACTTTCTAGAGATGCAGATGGAACAGTTGTTGTAGTTGATGGATATACAAGAACACCTGTAAAAGAATGGGCGCAACAACAAATGCCAAATTGGATTCAAAAACATTCCAGACCCCAAGGCGGTGGAGCTTCTACGGTAAAAGCATCTACAACAGAATTTGTTGCAGCAGGTGAAAAGAACCCATTTGCACCTGATAGTTTTAATTTGACTGAGCAAAGCCGCTTATATAGAACCGATAGAAATAAATATGAAATGTTGAAAAACGCTGTAAAAGGTTAATATATAAATATCTTGGTCGTGCCAAGTTAGGGCCGTGCCCGTTTTTTATAAATAAATCAATTTTTTAGTATTCTCCCATGAGTACCCAAAGAAGCGATTTAATTATTCCAGAGGTTTTTACCCCCTATTTAATAGAGGCGACAACTCAGACGGATTCATTCTTACAGAGTGGAATTGTCACACCTTTGGCAGAATTAAATCTTTCCTCTGATAGAGGAGGGGATTTTGTAAAGATCCCATTTTATGCAGCTAATTTAAGCGGCGACTTTGAAGTTCTAACAGATAGCACTTCATTAACACCTGGCAAAATTACTGCTGATAATCAGATCGGTGTTGTACTTCATAGAGGTAGAGCATTTAGTTCTAGAGACTTAGCAGCATTAGCAGTTGGTGGCGGTCCTGATCCTATGGCTGCTATTGGTAACAAGTTGGCGGCTTATGTCAACAATCAAAAGCAAAAAGATTTGTATTCTTGCCTCACAGGTGCTTTTGGTTCTCTTAATGCTAACGATTCAAATAGTGCTTTATTTACTCATTGCATAGATTCTGAATCAGGCGATACACCAACAACTTTAAGTCCTCGCCACGTTGCAAAGGCTCAAAGTATTCTTGGTGATCAAGGTCAAAAATTGACCTCTGTTGCTATGCACTCCAAGACTTATTACGACTTGGTAGAGCGTAAGGCGATTGACAGAATTTACGACAACACTGGGGCACCTGATACAGGCGCAACTTCTGGTTCTACTGCTGGTGCTTTTGCTGGTAGTGCCCAAGTTGGTTCTTTCATGGGTCTAAATGTCATAGTTTCTGATGACATCCCAACAACAGGAAGCGGTGCAAGCACTGAATATTCTTGTTTCTTCTTTGCTAATGGTTCTGTTGTAACAGGTGAGCAAGCTCCACAGCGTGTTCAAACTGATAGAGACATCCTTGCATTAGAGGAAGCAATGGCTGTTGATCTTCATTACATCTACCACCCTGTTGGTTTGAAATATGCAGTATCAACTGTTAATCCAACAAGATCAGTTCTTGAAACTGTAGGCTCTTGGTCGAAAGTCTACGAAACAAAGAACATTGGTATTGTTCGTGCAACTGTTGTTTCTAACAACGACTAGGAGTAATTAATTATGCCATCACTTTTTGACGTAACTGCTGGAAAAGCCATTGGTTATGTAGACGGCGGAACCGTCACTCAAGCGACTAACAAAGGAACAGCCGTAACGCTAAATACTTTGTCTGGTCAGATCACAATGAACGATGCAGCGTTAGCAGCAGCAGCCGAGGTAAGTTTCACACTTACTAACAGCAAAATTGCTGCTACTGATGTTGTTATTGTGAATCATTCTTCTGCTGGTACAGCAGGATCATATTTAGCTCAAGCAAATACAATTGCAGCAGGATCTTGTAAGATTTCTGTTTCTAACGTATCTGCTGGCTCTTTAGGCGAAGCAATTGTTTTATCTTTTGCTCTTATTAAAGGTGCTTCGAGCTAATGTCAATATACGCTTTTAGGCGTATGAGGGAGCAAAACGAGGCTGCTAAAAAAGCGGCCTCTGCTCTTTTAGAAAAGCCAAAACCCAAACGTAAGCCAAGAGCAAAAAAAACAGAGGTAGAAAATGGCGATCAGTCTTGATGCAACTGTAGGCGGTGCATCCGCCAATACTTACGTCACCCTTTCTGATGCAAACTCTATTGTTGAAGGATTGATTGTTGATGATGATGTCCAAGCATGGGAGGCTGGCTCAACAAGTGATGACTATAGAAATCGGGCTTTATATACAGCAGCGCAAAGAATAGACAGGGAAAGATTTTTAGGTGCAAGGGTAGCTGATACACAAGCACTTCAATGGCCGAGGTCAGGAGTAAGAAAACCTGATACTTATACAAAACTTTATGGCTTAAGTTTTCCTAATCGTTTGGTTGCTGATTATTACACTGATACAGAGATTCCAGACCGAGTAAAAAAGGCGCAAGTTGTTTTAGCTGTTTATTTAAATAATAATCGTGATGCTTTGGGACTATCAGGACTAGAGAATTTCAATGCGGTTTCTATTGGTTCTATTAACGTAACGCCTCGTTTCTTTGGGGCGGTTGGTGCTGATCAAGTGCCTCCATTGTTTCAAGAATACCTGAATGGGATTAGAATCAGCACACCAGCAAACATCTCAATCAAAAGGGCTTAATTATGGGTTACGGGTACGACTATCCAGCAGGCATTATCATTACAGATACAAATGCCCATACAGGCAGGTTTGGCAAAGTTCATTGCTTGACTGCTGCTGAAGCAACTTTTGTTGCTGAGAATCTTACAGAGAACGGATCATCCACTATTAATGGGATTACAATGGGCGTTGGCTCTGAAGTTTGTGGAGTCATTACAAGTATTACTCTTGCTAGTGGTCAAGTCATCGCTTATTCCTTGTAATGGGTCTTGCTTCTTCTCTAAAAAAAGCAGCATCCAAGAGTTTGAAAGCTCTTGGTGGTTCTGTAACGATTAGAAAAGTAACGGCTGGAAGTTATAACACAACAACAGGAGTGATCAGCGAAAGCACAGCAGATACAGTTGTGAATGGTGTTCTTTCTGATGTTGGCAATTCTGAGGTTAATGATTTAATTCAGGCACAAGACAAAGTTTGTGTTATTTCAGCAGGTGATTTGGATTATGTGCCAACGCCTAAAGATCGTGTTGTAATTAGTTCAGTTGTTTATCAGATTGTGCAGATCAACACCGAGGAGCAGAATAATATTCCAATTGCTTTTACTTTGTTTTTGAGGTCGTAATGACTAGAAAAATAAGGCTAGATCAAATTGATGGTGTAATGGCCGAGGCCGTGCAGAAGTTAGTTAGAGCAACAACATTGGAATGGTCGGCGAGGGTAAAGAAAGCAACTCCAGTTGATACTGGGCGGCTAAGATTGGCATGGCAAACAGATGTCTCAAAGCCATATACAGGAACGATTTTAAATAATATGGAATATGCAGAGCCAGTTGCTTATGGTCAAAACTTGCCGCCTTCATGGGGTGGCAGGTATCGAACAAGACAAGCAACAGTAAAAGGTTATCCAGAAATTATTGGAAAAGAATTAGAAAATTGGGCTAAGGTTCT